TCCAGGTCAAGGTTACTATGCGTCTGTAGCGATCCTTCCTACAGCAGCATCGGTTGGAACATACACATTGACTGTTAACTTCTATGACGCTAACAACAACTTAATCCCTGCAACAACAGGAACAAGAACTGTTAGCGCATCGGTTACACAGACTAATCGTTGGGCATATCTTGGCAACACATTCTCATCTGCCACAACACTTAATGCATCTTACGCTGTGTACACAGTAACCTGTGCACCGACTACTCCAAGCATCGGTCAAAGCTTCGGAGTTGACAGGTGTGTTTTCCGCCAGTAAACTGATGGCATGACCACAATATTAATTGCCGGACTTGCTACCGCTTGTATTTTAACGGCGGTAGAAGGTCTAATCTTTAATCTAGGAAAGTGGAGGGGACTTGCATCCCTTGTACTTTCTACTCTATTCTGTCTAAACCTGGATACCCGACTTAAGTATCTAACTGTTTACACATTGGCTGCCACTTTTGTGGGGCTAACTTTGTCATACCTAGTTGAGCAGCTTTTCACCGGGGTAAACCCAAGAACTGCCCGTGGTTTGCCAAACCGTATCCCTAGGCGCTAAACTAAAAGCAGGAGGGTAATATGATTCATCCAAGTTTAAATTCAAAGCTTTCTTTGAGAGCTCGTGCACTCTTTACCGTTTTTGAGGCAAAGGGTCGTGTGATCTCCGCAGATGAGCTAAAAGCATCCAATGAAGTCATGGAGGGCCGTGACGCTCTTCAGACTGCCATTAACGAGTTGAAGGAAGCAAAATACATCCGCTCTGTCCGTATGCAGAACAACGGCCAGTGGGTATCCCAGCTTAAATTTACAGAAGAGGCCTTAAAGCTTATTCCTACCGACAACGGGTTTTCAGGTCAGGGAAAGTCAGGGCATCTATATATTGATAACTATATATCTATTAGTGATAACACTACTAGTACTAATATAGATAATAATCCTAACGGATTATTATCTATACCCGAGCAAGCTCGGGAGGGAGAGAAGATGCCTTGGAATCTTGATGGGGAAGAACCTCAGGTAAAGCCCGCTCGTGTTAGAGCAGCAGAAGAAATTGAGGCAGCCCCAGGAGCAGTAGGTCAGGTTGATGACCGTCAGACTCGCCTAAACGCCAAGTACAAGCTTACTAAGACTGAGAAGGCTGGACGTAACCGCCACGATTCACCAGAGGAACTCTGGAGTACAGGCGATTTGGTTGCAGAGTTCTACCAGCTCTGTCACGAGAAGGTTCCCAATGTACCGAGCCAAGTTAACAACGTACGTCTTGCAGGCTGGATTAACAAGCAGGTAGGCGAAGGCGTACAGCGTGTACAGATTCTAAAAGCTATCAGAATGTTCTTTAACGATAGCCGTCTCATCCGAGATGCTGGAATCGGTAAGCCGCTCTACCAACGCTTCTTTGCGTTCTACCCATCGGTTCACGGAATCGTTGCAAAGAAGTCGGTGGATTATGAAACACCAGAAGCACTTGCACAACAGGAGAAGTTACTAAGGCTACTTGGAGGAGAGTAAATGATCAAGCTTGATACGTTAGGTCCGAGTATCCGTAAACAGATCATGAACTCAGGAGTACCATTCAAGTCAATGGGGATGGAGTTCTCAGACCTTGAGGATACCCCGGCTAAAAAGGCAACTATGGAGTGGGTCAGTACAGTCCAAGCTGGAGGGGTCATTAGAAGCCCTGGAAGCCGCCTCTCAGGCCTCGGACTCCTATACATAGGGTCTCCAGGTCATGGCAAGACCACATTGGCCTCTGTAGCCCTTCAAGAGCTAATTAAGACTATGCCGGGAGATCTAAGAAAACCGGTGGGGGAGTTTATAGACTACCCAAGCTTCCTAAGGCTCAAGAAGGCTAGCTGGTCAGATGACGATGACAAGATGGAGAACCAACTCAAACTTGACAGGATCTATGGCAATGCGGGTACACTGAATTTGGATGTACTTGTATTGGATGATGTGGGCAAGGAGTACCGAACACAGAGCCAGTGGGCTGAAAATGTTCTGGACGAGTTGCTTCGTGCAAGGTTCAACCGAGGACTACCTACGCTAGTTACATCAAACACTGCGATAGAAGAGTGGAACAAATACGGTGATCCGATGGAGAGCTTCATCAACGAAGCTTTTGGATTGGTCTTAGTTAAAGCACCTGGAGGGGATCGCAGAAAGAATGGATAAGACATTGAGCGAATGGCAAGCAACCCAGATCTTCCTATCTGATACTGGAGTACACGAGGTAGAGATCAATCTACAGAGCGCAAGGTTGCGTTGCAACTGTCTCGGTTATTCTTCTAGGTCTATGTGCAAACACACAAAGTTTGTACAGAGTCGCATGATGGATAACGATGGGGTGTATCCAGTAGAAGTTTCTAAAGCTGCAACACCCGAAGAGAGTGAAGTAGCTAGAACAGATCCATCAGAGTTCAGAAAGTTTCTTTGTAAGTATGGCAGAGTAGAAGTACTTTAACTATGCGTGGGGGCGATATTTCAAATGAAGTTCCCAAAAGAGTTATCGTAACTCTTGACTGCATTATAGATCGTCGCCCGTCTCTTAAAAAAGTATTCGGGATTACGATACCCGAAGAAGAAGTTTCCTACAATCGGTTAGCGCTAGCAACCTTTTGGAGATTTAGGGATACCTATGAGTACTCGTTAGAGCTTGTAGGTTTTGATTACACACAGCAAGAGATGGATGAGGTACTTGAGGACCTAGATAATCTAGGGACTAATCCATTTAACTATGCGACAGCGTATTACGTTGTGGCAGACCTCGTGGCAGAACTACCTTATAGGCCAGAGGTTAAGCATGTAATTGATATACCCGAACGTGGTTTGCGTTATGGGCATTGGTATATGGATTTGGGGCAAGACAATGGCGGCAGATAATGAAGAGAGGCTGATCTCTAAAGTAGTTTACTCTAGGGAGATCGTACCGGCTATGGAAGCTGGTATTGAAGATGATTGGTTCTTTGTTGCAGAGAACAAGGCTGTGTGGAAGTTTATCCGTCAGCACTGGACTAAGTACGAAGAGGTTCCTACTGCAGTAACGGTAAAGGATAACTTTCCTACTTACCGCCTACTTGCTGTTGAGGACTCATTAGAGTACCTAGTAGACCAGCTTATTGATTACCGCAAGCGTCAGCATGCTATTGAGATTGTTCAGAACGCTGCAGATTATATTGCTGCAGGCGATCACAGCGCTGCTATCGTTGAGATGTCTAAGGGTGTTGCTCAGCTATACGAAGAGGGTGTCTCTCAAAGCTCTGATCTTGATTTGACTGATAATCCTGAACAGCGTTATCAAGAGTACCTTGATGTTAAGACACGTGATGGTGGTCTACTTGGATACCCAACAGGCTTCCGCACTATTGATGAGGCGACTGCTGGGCTACAGGCCGGTCAGTTGATCACGATCATTGCCCCACCTAAGACAGGTAAGTCTGTTCTTGCTATGCAGATTGCTGTAAACGTTCATGAGCGTGGGCATGTTCCTATGTTCCAGTCATTTGAAATGACTAACGTTGAGCAGCAACATCGTCATGATGCTATGCGTGCCAACATTGCACACTCACGTCTCACACGTGGAAAGCTTAACCTTGATGAAGAGAAGCGTTATAAAGAATCTTTGAAGCGCATGGAAAACATGCAAAAGTTCTATCTAACAGATTCTGCTTCTGCTATGACAGTCTCAGGTCTTCAGGCAAAGATTGAGAAGATCAGGCCGGAGATTGTTTTTGTAGATGGTGTCTATCTTATGATTGATGAGAGGTCTGGTGAGGCTGGTACTCCACAGGCTTTGACATCCATTACTCGTGACTTAAAGCGTCTAGCGCAGCGCTATGAGATTCCGTTGGTTGTATCTACTCAGGTACTTCTTTGGAAGATGAAGAAGCGCCAAGTCAGTGCCGACTCTATTGGTTACTCATCCTCATTCTTCCAGGACTCAGATGTTATTTTGGGTCTACAGAAGCAAGATGAAGATGATGACTCATCCCGTGAACTTCGTATTGTAGCTAGCCGTAACTCTGGCCCAGCAAGCAGCGACCTACTTTGGGATTGGGAGGGTGGACGATTTGAGGAGTACGGAAGTTTTGGGCAGCAAATCTAGTATCTTTAACGGCACACAACTCTGCGTAGAGGAAGATCCAAATCTATTCTTTCCAGAATTCTATACAGATCTAGAAGCGGTCAACAAGGCCAAAGCAATTTGTAACGATTGTTGGATTAGGGAAAAATGTTTAGACTACGCAATGCAATCCTCAAACTTAGACGGTATATGGGGAGGAACAACTCCGAGGGACCGGAAGAGGTTAAAGAAATTAAAAACATCATTGATGTAAAGCCTGACTACACGCAGGCTATGGATATTCGTGGGGACTTTCCAACAATGGTCTGTCCCTGTGGATGTTATGTATGGAACTTAAAGGTTAGCTGGGATGAGGAAGGATACGTCGCAGCGTACTTTGAAGCTATGGAATGCATTGAGTGTGGCACATTAGCTACCGCCCCAATGCCTGGAGTAAATATCGGATTGGATGACTAATGGTTATGTTTGTAGGATACCTAGGTTTCTTTTCGGGCATGTTTATAATGTGGATTTGGTTAACTCAAGGCTCACCTTATGCCCGTAAGGAAAACAAAAAAGCTGGAGTAGACGTACTTTGCTCTCATTGTGGCCGTATGTATAGAACAGCGTATGGCAATGTAAGGACCGCTAACTATTGTAACGAATGTAAGTAGGTAAGTATGTATCGTGAGGGCGATGTAGAAACAGCTTTGCTTCGTATGGGTATTGAGGTATCCCAGCGAGGCGATGAGCTTATCGGCCTATGCCCAATGCACTTGGAGCGTACCGGTCGTCAAGACTCTAATCCGTCTTGGTCTGTTAATGTAGAGACCGGTGTGCACCACTGCTTTTCTTGCGGGTATAAGGGCAACCTCTTTACGCTTGTAGCTGAGATCAATGAGTTTGAGACTCAGTGGGGCCGTCTTGATTTTGACGCTGCTAAGGATTGGCTACGACAAAATATTGAGGTCAACTTTGAGCTGTTGGTAAAGCAGCTTGAGGAGGCTAAGAACTCTTATGTCCCAATTCCCCGTGTACTTGAGATGTCAGAAGCCCGTTTAGCAGTCTACACATCTCCTCCACAATGGGCTTTAGAAGCCCGAGGATTGTCTACGGAGGCCGTTGATGCCTACGGAGTAGTTTGGGATACAAGACAGGACGCCTGGGTTCTTCCTATACGTGACCCGTATTCAGGAAAGCTTATGGGTTGGCAGGAGAAGGGTCAGAAGACCCGGCTGTTTCGTAACCGTCCTACAGGAGTTAAGAAGTCTCAAACTCTTTTTGGCTTTGGTCAATATAAGGGCGGCCCTATGATCATAGTTGAGTCTCCGCTTGATTGCGTAAAGCTATGGTCATTGGGAATACAAGGAGGGGTTGCAACTTACGGCGCATCCTTCAGCAAGGATCAGTTAAACCTTATGAGGTCTGCTGATAGTTTAATCGTTGCCTTTGATAATCCAAAGGTAGACGCAGCTGGATTGAAGGCATCTAAAGAGATGCTAGCAAAGCTAAAAGAAAATGGGTTGGAGTGTAAGTTCTTTAACTACACCACAGATGCCAAAGATATTGGCGATATGGGGGTAGATGAGGTTATACTAGGAGTGGATAAGGCTAAACATTCAGTATTTGGAGAAAGGGCATTTGTATGATCATTGGACTATCTGGGTACGCCCAGTCAGGTAAAGACACTGTAGCTAAGTATCTAGTAGAGAACCATGGGTTTGAGCGTGTAGCTTTTGCTGACCCTATTCGTGAACTTCTATACAAAATGAATCCCATAGTTGGGTTTGAGTTTGACGGTGGGGGATGGGATTTAAAAACTGTTGTAGACCGAGATGGTTGGGATGTTGCTAAACAAGAACCTGAAGTCCGTCGTTTACTCCAGGCATTGGGAGTAGGTGCTAGAACTATTATTGATGAAGATATTTGGATTATTAAAGCCATTCGTACTATGTCAGGAGACGGTAACTACGTTGTAACTGATGTGCGCTTTCAAAATGAGGCTGTAGTACTTAAGTCCCCTTTTAGAGAAGGCAACGCACAGATATGGCGTGTAGAGCGTAATGGGGTAAAGGCAGTCAATGATCACGTCTCAGAGCATGATCTAGATGCTTGGGAGTTTGATGCCTATGTGCATAACAATTCTTCTATTGAAGATCTGGAGTTTGCAGTAAAGACTACTTTGATGGCGAGGATCTAATGGCTGATAACTCTTTAGACTATAACTCAATTGAAGAACTTCCAGATAGATTTTGGAATAAGATTGAGAAGACGGACTCTTGCTGGTTATGGAAAGGGTCTCTTTGGGATGGTTATGGTAGGTATGCTATCAATCGCAAGTTGTATCTAGTACACCGTATGGCCTATGCAGTACTTAAACAAAAGCTTGGTGATAACACTCAAATAGATCATCTGTGTAGAGTAAAGACCTGTGTTAATCCAGATCACCTTGAAGAAGTCTCTAAGAAAGAAAATATTCGTAGAGGTATTTCAAGGGTATACAACACAGACCTTTCTCTTTGTCCTAGAGGGCATGAGTACGATGTAGAAAAACCTTCTAAGGCAGGAACATTAATAAAGTACTGTACTACTTGTCGTAAAGAAAAGTATCTAGAAAGAAAACAAAAGAAATCTGAGCAATTGGTATGAGTTTTACAGGAACACTTTTACCGTATCAGGTTGAGGCCGTAGAGGCCATGGTAGATCGCAAGAAGATGCTTGTGGCCTACGACCTTGGCCTGGGTAAAACTGTCCTGACAATTGCTGCCATTGAAAAGCTTAAAGATCTGGGAGAGATCCAGGACGCAGGGATAGTAATCTGCTTATCTTCATTGAAGTATCAGTGGGCTGAGCAGATTAAAAAGTTTACCGGTGGAGCTGCTATCCCTTTAGTTATTGATGGAAGTAGGTCACAAAGAGCAAAGCAATACGCTGAAGCTATTAGTGGCATTGGCGTTGATTACGTTATCCTAAACTACGAACAGATTGTAAATGACTGGGACTATGTCTCCTTACTATCCCGTGGATTTGTTATCTGCGATGAGGCAACAGCTATTAAGTCTTTTAAGTCTAAGCGTTCCAAGCACGTAAAGGATATAAAGAGCCCAGTTAAGTTTGCCCTTACCGGAACCCCTATTGAAAACGGTAAGCCGGAAGAGCTCTATAGCATCATGCAGTTTGTAGATAGCAAGGTTCTTGGTCGCTTTGATCTATTTGATAAGACCTTTATTGTTCGCAACCAATTTGGTGGAGTAGAGCGTTACCGGAACCTAGCAACCCTCAGCAAGACTATGGCCACAGCGTCAGTACGAAAGCGTCAACAAGACCCTGATGTAGCCCCATATCTACCGGATACCATCTTTGCTGAGCCTGTTCTTGTAGGTTTTGATAGCGCCGGAGCTAAACTGTATAAGCATATCGCCAGGGAACTTCTTAACGATTTGGATGAGGCCGTAGATTCTTTTGGCACATCTTTTGATCTGTTCTCTCATTACACCGGTGAGAAGACTAACGATGTTATGGATGCTCTAAAAGGTAAGGTCATGTCTAAGCTAACAGCACTTAGAATGTTGTGCGATCACCCTGATCTCCTAATGGAGTCCAGCACTACATCCGGTTATGTAGGACAGCTGAAGGAAGCCGGATTGTTAGATAAGGTTACAAAGTTTCCTAAGCTAGCTGCACTCAAACAATATGTAGATGACTTCTTAAATCAAAATGATGATAACAAAGTTGTCATCTTTACAAGCTATGTACATATGGTCTGGCTTATCATGGAGCACTTAGGATATATGTCAGCAAAATATACTGGAGAGATGGATGCAAAACAAAAAGAAGAATCTAAGGTCTGGTTTCAAACTGATCCAGATTGTCGTATTCTTGTGTCTAGTGATGCCGGTGGCTATGGCGTGGATCTTCCTCAGGCTAATCTACTCATTAACTATGATCTCCCGTGGAATGCGGGCCTCGCACTCCAGCGTAATGGGCGCATTCGTAGAGCGTCTAGTACATGGCCGTCAATAGTTATTCAGGACTTTCTTATGGAAGGTTCTATTGAAGAACGGCAGCATTCTATGTTAGTACAGAAGATGTCTGTAGCCAATGCCATTATTGATGGTGAGGGTATCAATGAGGCCGGTGGGGTGAACTTAACTGTGGGAACACTTAGGGCTTTTTTGGAGAACATTTCGGTTTAGACTTGTACCACTATGCCGAACGCACCGAAGACCCCAACCCGCACCATCCGGGTATCAGATGAGCTCTGGTCTGCTGTCAAGACCAAGGCAGCCGAAGACAAGCGTACCGTTACGGACGTAATTATTGAGGCTCTTAGAGCCTATTTAGATACCGATTTGCAATCCCTAAAATAATCGGGTATCCTAAAGGCAGGAGGAGAGACTCATGCCAAAGGTTATTGAAAAAGAAAGTCCAAAGCCAGCCAACCCCTTGTTAGCTAAGGTTGCTGAGTATATTACTATTAAGCGTCGTATTGACGATATGTCTAAAGATGTGGGCAAACTCAAGTCAGAACTGTCTGATATCGTAGACACTGATGGAGAGCCTGATGAAAAGGGACACCTTATCTATGAGCTGCCTGAGAATGTTGCAGGCGTAACAGCTCTTAAACGTCAGCGCCGTGTATCGCAATCCTTAAACCAAGCCGTAGCAGAAGATATCCTAAAGAAAAAGGATATCTATGACCGCTGCTTTAAGATGATTCCAGTACTAGATGAGTCAGAAGTAATGGCTTGTCTCTACGATGGTCTTCTCACAGAAGAGGAGATTGATGAGATGTTCCCTAAGAGTGTCTCATATGCTTTTTATATCGTAGAGGAATAGCATGGAAGACAATGTTGATAAGTTCTTTGAGGACTTAGAAGAGTTTTATCCAGGGTCTAAAAGGAAACGCCGTCCTTTAGAGCCAGGTGTGGCAGCAAAGAAGCCGGCAATACTAGATTCCTGGGATGCAAATCCACAGGTAAAAACATTACCGAATGGAAAGTCGGTAGAACTTTACAGTGTAGGGTCATTGTGCCAAGCACTGGGAAGGCCAGTAGTTACAGTAAGACTTTGGGAACGCAAAGGATACATTCCACGTGCACCCTATCGTCTTAAGTCTATGATCGTTGATGGAGTAAAGAAGCCAGGTTGGCGTATGTATTCCAAAGTAATGATTGAGGCAACTATTAAAAGCTTCCAAGATCGGGGTCTCATTGGGTCTCCGAGAGTTGATTGGAATCGTCACCCAGATCTGTCTATTGAGTTAGCAGAAACCTGGAAGAAGATTCATGATCAAGAAACAAACTAACAACCTATCGTACGGACTATAGTCCCAGATATCAACCAACTACCGAAAGGGTCAACATGACCAGCTCACTTAAAATCAAGTCAGACGTTCCAAACGTTGATCAATACGCAACCGAGACAGCTGAAGAAGTTGCTGAATTGTTTATTGAAGAAGACGAAAACGAAGTACCTGCACACTCATCTGTTATTCAAACAGGTTGGGAAGCAGCTAAAAAGGCGGCAGCTAAGCCTACTCGTACATTTGCTACAGACTTCCGTTTTGATGAAGATGTACAACTAATTAAGTTTATCTCAGACGAACCTATGGTCTTCATGCAGCACTGGATCAACCGTCCTGGTAAGAAGTCATTTATCAGCATCGGTGAAGATGATCCACTAATTGCAGTTGGCAGTAAGCCAGATCAAAAGTTTGCATTCACTGTTCTCAACCTCTCAGATGAAGATCCACAGGTCCAACTTATGACCATTGGTGTTCGTCTTTGTGGTCAACTTGAGAAGCTTGCTTCTAATCCTAAGACAGGCCCACTTAACCGTCCAGATCTTTACTGGGCTGTAAGCAAGTCTGGCACAGGTCAGAAGACTACTTATTCGGTTGTTCCTGTGAAGGAACGTGACCTTGCTGAGGAATGGCAACTAGACCCAGTCGCTTGTGCTGAGTTGATTAAGACAATGAAACCTCTTGGACCTGAAGCTCTCCACACGTCCACTAAGGCTGAATTGGCTGAGATCGCTCGTGAGATTGCATCAGCTAACTAATCTAGTCCATTAAATGTTGAGGGCCTGGTTTTTACCTCCTTTCTTTCCGGGCCCTTAACACAACTGAGGGAGAGCAATGAATATAGTTACAACCACTGAACAACTCAACGAGGTATTTGATGCCTATATGGCACAAGACTCTTTTGTATTTGACGTTGAAACAGTAGGCGATCACCGTGGAGATCCACGTCTTAATATTGTTACATGGATCGCCATGGCTACAGAAGGCCGTGTAGATGTTATCCCTATGGGACATCCAAACGGTGATTACGTACGCACTGAATTTCCATTGCTTCCCTCAGTTAAAGAGCGTATTCTAAAGGGGTTGCCTATCCGTCCTTCTGATTATAGTAAGGATGAGCGTAAGGCTACAAAGATTTTTACAGAGGCTCCTGATCAGCTAACTCCTGCAGAGGTATTTAAAAAACTTAAGCCTTTGTTCACAGGCGATAAGCTTAAGATCGGCCACAACCTAAAGTTTGATTTACAGAGCGTTACAAAGTATCTTAAGGAGCTGCCAGCACAGCCATACTTCTGTACGCTCAATGCTGCGTTTGTTCTCAATACCCGTAACAGCCTACACCTAGGTCTTGCTGACTGCTTGAAGCGTGAGCTTGGATATGAAATGGTTAAGGGCGTTGGTAAAGAGGTAGAGAAGTATTCCTTTGATGAGGTGGCTACGTATGCCGGCCTAGATGCTGAGTGGACTTGGAAGCTCTACAAGAAGTACGAGCAAGACCTAGGCAACGACAAGCTCTCCGGTATCTTCCATCTTGAGATGGATGTACTTGAGGTTATCTGTAACATGGAACTACGTGGCGCAGATATTGACGTGGATTCCTTGGCTACCCTCAAAGCAGATCTAGAACTTCAGCTTGAGGTCTGTAAGGCAAACATCTATAAGTTTGCTGGCAAAGCTTTTAACATTAATAGCGTGCCTGAGAAACAGTCTATTCTCTTTTCTAAGAAGGCAGAGGGTGGGCGTGGTCTACGTCCTAAGCTCCTAACTCCTGCAGGACAGAAGCGGGTGGATGAGGGTAAGAACCCTACGGTCAATGAATACTCCGTAGCTGAGCCTGCTATCAAGATGTTTGAGGGCAAGGATGCTTTGGTAGATGCTCTCTTACAGTATTCAGATCTTAATAAACTTCTAACCACTTATGTGATTCCTTACTTGGGTGGAGACATTACACGCACAACTGCGGGTAAGTCTAAGACCGTTGCTAAGAAGTCTATTATGATCAAGAACCGTATCCACACTGACTTCATTCAGTATGGTGCAGAGACCGGTCGTTTCTCAAGTCGTAACCCTAATCTTCAAAACGTGCCTAACCCACGTACTAAGAACGGTAAGGCTATCCGTAACTTGTTTATTGCACCTGAGGGCTACAAGCTAGTGGTAGCTGACTACTCTCAGATTGAACCACGTGTACTTGCGTCGTTCAGTAAAGACAGAATCTTGTGTGGCTCATATATGGATGGTGTGGACATTTATACCACCATCGGCAGCACCGTAGGGGTAGACCGATCTGCTGCCAAAACTTTAGTCCTAGCCATGATGTACGGTGTGGGACCTGACAAGATCGCCACATCCATTGGCGTATCTGTTAACGAAGCTAGAGATCTGCTGGACTCCTTTATGAAGAAGTTCCCATCAGTATCTAGGTACAAGAAGCAGATCATCACTGAAAGCCGTAACCGTGGTCCGGTTCCTTATGCAATTACCTACATGGGACGTCGCCGCTACCTTCCTGATCTACGCTCTGGTGTTCAATGGGAACGCTCTAGAGCAGAACGTCAGGCGTTTAACACAGTTATCCAGGGCTCTTCAGCAGACTTGATTAAGCTTGCTATGATCAGAGCTCACAAGATGATTCCGGATGAGGCTAGCTTAATTCTTACTATCCATGATGAACTAGTTACTGTTACTCCTGATAGTTTGGCAGAGGAAACAGAGGCAGCAATTCGTGAGGCTATGGAAGGTATTAAAGCTCTTGACATCCCTATGATTGCAGATGTGAAGACTGTACAGCGCTGGGGAGAGGCCAAGTAATGTTTGATCGTTTCAAGAAGAAGCAGAAGAGGGTTGTCTTTGAGGACAACCGGGTAACACATACTCCTCTTCCTGTACTCATTAGGCAGGTCATCTATGACTCTATGCTTATGCCTGCAGAAGAGATTGCAGAGGCTATGGGACTTCCACCTATCTCAGACGAAGTAGCTGAGATGGAGGAGCGTGCCAGCCAGGATAGGTTGGAAAGGTTCTCTCAACTTATTCCGTTTATAGATTCACATGCAGAGATCTCATCAAAGATTGCTGTATCAGCATACGCATTAGAAGATGACTACGAGCTAGAGAAGTTTGGGCTAGAAGATTTAGAGAACCTAACTAAGCTCTTTAGGTTAGTAGCTCTATCCTCAACATTATCTTGCGTCTCTACATTATTTAACTTAGGTCTCATAGAGGAGAAAGGAACAAAACGTGGCGAATGATTGGTGGGCAAGTAAGCTTGGAGGCGGAGCACCTGCTCCCAGCAGTACTCCTCCAGTAACTCCTAATCCTGGAACTGTATACAGGCCTTCACAAGGCAATGCACCAGTTACCTATGATCCTAAGACAGATCAGACCTTGACTAAGGCTCAGAGCCAGAGG